GGTATATTTCAATAAGTTTCCAAATATTAATTATGATTTTAAAGGCGCATCTGCTTCGGGTTCTCCGCAAAGGTTTCCCAATGTTGAGATGTTGGATGTTTTTCGCAGAGTTGTTTTTACAGATGAGACAATTAAAAACTCGGCAAATTTTGAGGACTATCTTGTAAGGGAAGGACAGAAACCAGATGATGTCTCTGATGATTTCTATGGAAGTCCAGATTTTTGGTGGCTTGTTCTTTTGTCGAATAATATCATAGATGTAGAAAATGAATGGCCAAAAGCAGTTTCAGAAATAGATAATCTCTTCTCTGGATTTCTAACCGGAAACACTTATTATCTTTTTGAAAATTTAGATGTTAGACAGGGAGATATCATTGTAAAAAGAGACCTTGTTTCTGTAACTGATGGGGGAGGGGGAACTGCGGGAATTGACATTGACAAGTATGGAGTGGTTGATAGTTACGATCCTTTTCTGAGGAAAATAAATGTCAAGGTTGGTTCTGGTGACCTAAACAAAGGTGATGAAGTACACATCTATAGAAAATCATTTAGTGGAGATTATAACCTAGTAGGCGGATTTGGGGAAACTGGTTGTTATCAACCTTTCTTTGCATCGACTACTTGTGTGGGAATAAGTGGTCCAGAAAGTAACGCTGCACATACACACTGGGGATCTCTTTGTGCTACTCAAGGTGCTACATTCGGAATAATTCAAAGAAAGGACTCGATAAGAGGAAGTGTGAAAGATTTTCGTGTTCAGGGAGATTCTGCGAATCCATACTCATCTTATATTTCTGGTATTGATGGTCAACCAGATGGTGCAAGTGGAGATTTCTTCTCATACCAAAGTTTGTGTGGAATGACAGGAACTATTCTGTATAACTACATCACTGATACATTAAATTCAAACGTAAATGTTTTGACCGTTGGTGATGACATACTAAATATAAATGATAGAAACAGGACAATCAAATTACTTTCTCCGATGATGATAGGAAATCTCGTAGTAGAACTTGATTCTCTTATCAGGGGTGATGTTCCAAGAGGAACTACTAGAATAATTGAAATGAGATAAAATATGTCAGAAGACAATAAAAGACAAATACCATCTGAAATTCGTGTCAACAAAATCAAAATCAATAAACCGAATGGTGGTTCCTTGGATATTGTTCCTGCTCCTGTAGAAAATGGTGTAATGCAGGAGTTGTTTGTTAATCTGAGTTTAAACGAAAGCATTTTACAAACTGGTATCACAGGAATTTTAAAAATTAAAGAGACTGGAACAGTCGGTGATTATTTCAATCTTATTGGAAACGAAAAAGTAGAAATAGAAATAGAATCTCCCGATATTGATGATGCATACCATGAACTGACACTTTGCATCAACAATGTTCGTTTTACTGGAGATGAAACGGTTGATGCGTTGAGTGGAAACTCCGCAAGAGCCGGTTCAGGTTGGGAACTAGAATTAATTTCATGCGAAAGTTATTTTCTAGACTCTGGTAATTTTAATTTAGACTACATGGACGGAGATTACATCGGAAGAATTAGTGACTTTGTTGAGGAAAATGTTGCATCTAAATATCTAAATCCGAATTCCGTACCAGAATATAGTTTCGCACAAAATGATATGGAAATTGAAACAACATCAAACTCAATATGGTTGAAAAAAAATCATAACATGTACCCTTGGGGTAAAGATGTTCACCCCCCAAATCTATTAAGTTTAATGAACAATTTGTGCGAGAACTCTGTTACCGATGACGGTGTTGGTGTTAATTATCTTTTTTGGCAAGACTTTGACGGATGGCATTTTAAGTCAGTTAGAAAAATGATACAGGACTCCGATACTTCTTGGGGTTTTGGTTTGTTTGGTTCCTCTCCAAGAACATACATTGTTACAGATAAAGACATACCAGAAAGTGAATGGACGGAGGGTGATCCTAGAGTCCAGTCCTTTAGAGTTGTATCTGAATATGACCACATGTCCTGTTTACAGAATGGAGCATACTCTTCTTACTACGAATTGATAAAACCAAACTATGATGATCCTTATTTTGATTATCTTGATTTCACAACAAGACATATGAAATCGGGAGGAAAGTGGGGAGAAAGAGAAATTGTTACTTATGATTATCATAGAGATATTGAAGAGTGGGGAAATGAGGAAGATGGGGGTAGAGTAGAAAAATATAAACTGATTCCAGACACTTTTCAAACTGCAATTGATGTGAGTGATCCTGATAACATCACACCTAAAAGTTCTAGACTGTATGACGAAAGTAATCTCTACGGTTACTTTGCTTCACCTTACAATTATTATGGTGAAATGGATCACGACTTCTTTGGTAGTCTCTATACAAAAGGTAAGTATGGAAAAACAAATGATATTTTATGGCAAACTATGTTTGACCAAACAGAGTTAAAAGGAATTGAAGGTGAAATTAATATACAAACAATACAAAAGAATATTAAAGAACCTTTGTATAGAACATATGCGGACTATGTGCGATTAAAGAATCTCAAAGAGACATTTAATGTTTACAGAAAAAGTGTTTGCTGTGATGCAGAGGCACTAGAGAAGTATACTTTCTTTGCTGTGATTGAAGATGCTGTAAAAGTTCAAGACAATGGTAGGTCAGGAATATATGAATACTCTTTCAGAGAAGTAGAAATGTGGCACAAAGATAGTATTCTTGAAAATCCAGGCGAAGTTATAACACCAGAAGATTCTCCCATAACAGTCGTTGCAATAGAAGGTGGTATGGAAGGAATAGCATCATTGGAGGGAGAGAGAAAAAATCCTGCGTTCAATGTAAACGAACTAATGAATATAGACCAAGAGGATGATGTGTTTGCTGGACCTGGTGTAAATTTAGCGGACGATGATTTTAATGATTACCCAGAGGCTTTCCAGATGATGCCAGTTGGTGGTTACTTCAAAATAGGAGATGACCCTTGCGAGGAACAAGAAGAGGGAGAAACTGGAGTTTACTTTCATAAGCACATCGTTCAAATGTATAGAGTCCCAAGCAGTGTTTTAGAAACAATTGTTCCTGTGGAAGAGTCTGAAGATGAAGAAGAAGAGATTACAGATACATTTGAAGTAACACCTGGTACAATTACAGACATCGTAGGACAAGCAAGA